TTATCACAAGTTAAATCCCCAGGAATGCTTATATTGCTTCCGCCTATTGTTGTAGTTCCAAGAGTTAGTGATCCATCTATTACAACATCTTCATAAAACTTACCTGTATCGGCATATAAGTCGTAATTATGCACAGCAGATGGTAGCCTTAATGTATTATACTCAGATATACTTAAATCAATATATGGTCTTACTCTATTCCCATTAAGCAAAGTTTCCCAATAGTCACTTGTTGGATATACCAGAATGTCTGATACCCATGGATCAAACCCATTAGTCGGATCACCACCACTTATATTATTTAAGTTGTGATCCGCACCGAGGACTTGCAAAGGAAAGTCTGATGCAACGGGTGCTACAGATGCAGAACCCTCAGCAAAACTAATCCATTGATTTTTTGGAATTGATTGAACTGGACTTAAGTTGGAAATCATACTGCATAAAATCCACTTAGTGTAACAGGCACATTTGTGTCTGTATAATTCATTGGATCGCTACCAAGATTAATAACCTCATACTCTGAAATATTATCATAACATGGATATGTAGCAGATGCTGGACTAAGTATATGCTCAACGGAGTAATCCACTTTTTGTTGGTATATAATAGAGTCAACTGTAAGGTCATCTGTACTCTCAATAGATATCACAGAGTTTATCATGTTGACTGTACCAAACTCACCAGATGCATCATCTAATATTGTTTCACGCTCTCCGTCGACATACTCAAGAAAGACATCCGACTTAGCTTCTGTGGGTCGCAACCTAAATACAACTTTGTATGATTGACCTGGTGATAAAGTTGAGTTCGTTCCGGTATACACAGACGCAGGACTACCTAGTCCTATTCTACTCGGATCATCCCATATTTTTATTGTAACAGTAAACGATCCATAAGAATTTGGAGTTCTAAACTTAACCTCAACCTCAGAATCATCAAGCATAGCAATGGTGGTTATAGGCTTATGGGCAATACTGCTAATGACGCCACTATAAAAGCCATCTATGTCATTACTTGTTGCAACCACAGACCCGCTCCAATCACTAGTATCCTGATCCTCAAAGTCATCAACAACCACCATTTTATGCCTTCGCCTGATACCAATAGTTTTGCCAGTATGATTATTAATCCTAAAGCTAGTAGCTTTTTGATATGGTATTGTTTGATAAACTCTATCGGACGCCATGTTATTATCTGTCCAAGGTTTTGTAGTCACTGCAAATGTTCCAAAGTCTTCGGGATTTGTATCGACTACGAGCCTATTATTCTTAACGCCCACACTATCAGATTGAGACTTAAGGAGTGGATTATTAATATCTATGTTACTCATTTGTCCTTACCCTTTCCCTTATACTTTAAGTATATACTATACCCCGCATGAATTGCGGTTAATATAGCGCAAATACTTGCAGCTATTAAATGAACGCTATCTAGAGTTAATGCACCGACCGTACCCAAGACGCTAACAGCGACCTCCCGATCCATTACTCCTTCCCTTCTAGCGGATCTTCTACCTTTGCTTTTCCAACAGAAACTAAATCCTTGGCAGGTTTTCCCTTTTTCTTAGACGGGACCTCCTGTGCCTCCTTTTTTGCATACACTGCATTGGGATCTTTTGAGGGATCCTGTACCACCGTCCCTAGAACTTTGTAAGAAGCCGAAGGTAGACTCAGCTTTTTTTTTAAACCTTCGTACTGCTCTTCAGTAATCTCGGAAATATGATTCTCGGGAGCAAGCTTCAAAAGAAGCTTGGCATCCCTGTCCTCATACGCTCCAAATCCCCGTTTGCGAGCGCCAACTAATACCGTATCAAAGGTTGCACCATAATCCTTAAGAGGATTTTGAAAAAGTAAATACTTCATATAAGCCCTTACTCATCAAGTTACAGTGTTAAATCTAAGTCAAAATTCTCAATCAATAAGTGACGAGCAGGCACATCCATCATGGTTGTCCATGTGGTGGATCGCAAGGAATACTCAGTCTCCTTATGAGCCATACGGCACTTATAAAGTCGATCTGTTTCGGGGTGAGGTTGCTTGCGTGTAATCGCATTAGTTCCAGCAATCCCAATCTTAATGTCAGACCAATCAATAAACCATAAGCATCTTGCAGACTTTTGATATGCAGTTTGACCAGCGGCATCACCCATAACATCTGTAGATGAGCGAGTTCCGTCGGCATTCCAAAGTTTGCCTCCATTAGGATCAACAGCAGACCCAAAGAGTGCGCCACCAACATTAAGAAGATCATCAAAGTATGGGTCGTGGAAAACTGCCAACTGACAACCAACTTCAGGAAGGTCGTAAAGTGAGTAGTTAAACAACACAAGACCATCATGTTTAATTTGCTGATTCAACTGCATGTTGCGAGTGAATGAGTCGATGCCATACTTATTCTTGTAGTATGTCGCCATCTTTTCGTAAAAAAGATTATAAGTGAACCTGTCGGTCATGCAGTCAATAACACTAACTGCTGATCCGTCTTGCTCACGATTTCTTTTTAAGTAATAAAGGTCAGCCATTAATGAATCAATTGTGAGGGCGGCACCTAAATTGTCCTTAACCCTATTAGATTCACGAAGAAGTGATTTAATACCAAGCGCGTTAGCTTTGTACTCCAATGTGCATGAATTATCTTCTGGGTCGGTTACCGCAGGCAATTGCATGTAAGTCTCAGGAGTTTGCTTATCGGAAAGAGCTTGGTTGTACCAAACACCCCTTGTCCATTGATCATTTGACGCTTTAGCTGCAATCTTGTTTTGCTCAGCTAAAGGCTGGTAAACCATAGATTTGAGGTATGGATTAACCTTTCCTGACATCACTTTAGCAAGTGTTTCCTTGTAGGACTCATCTACTTGACGAGACTCACGAGTGGTTTGTAACCAGTTAACGATCAATTTAACACTAAGGTCAGTTGGCTGATTTCTGCACCATTCTTCAAAGTCATTAACATTGTTAGCAATGGTTTGAATTACACCTACGGAAAGCTCATAGTCAGCTTTACCAACATAAGTGCCCCAATTAGTTGCAGTAAATCCACTAGACTCTTGACCGCCCGAAATGGTAGCTTGTTTAATATCCGCACCAATTGGGCGAACAGTTACATCTGCCATTGAAATTGCGTTAGCAACAGCGGCTGATCCTAAAATCTTAAACTGAACTTCAACTGCAGCTCCAGTTGCGTCCCATCCGTTAAATACTAAAAACCCGCCAGGGAGAAAGTATCTTTCAATTCCTGTAACACTTCCGGAAGCCCAATCTGATGCACCAAGGTCTACACGAAGCACGCGATCTCCGTCATCAGCTGCATCTACATTGTAAGCGGCATCTGCTGGAGAGTTAGCGTCTGCGGCAGTATTTGCACTAACAGTAAAGTAATTCGCATTCATTACAGAACGTTGTCTGCGCTGAATGTACGGAAGAATCATGGATTGTTCAGCAACATTTACCTTATTAATAAGTGGTTTAATGTTTGTGATTGAACTATTAAGAAGTGTAGTAAGTCCACGCTCTTGAACTCCAAGCATATTTGCTTCAGCAGAGTTTGCTATCACGCGAGCTAAATCAATCTCTTTATTGCTTAAAGCTTCAAACTCATTAGGTGTAAGGCCTTTAATTGATGCGTTTGTTAAAGTGCAACCTGTAGAGTCATCCACTTTAATTATTCTGCCTACGCCAGGATTGCGTACTAAAGGTTCACCGATTTGCCCTGTATTTGCTGAAGATACTGATGGAGTTGGAAGAGATGAGTTTGTTGCCATGATATATTATGTTGATTGTTACAATTAAATTCGTGTAACAACATAATATCAAAAAAAACACCCCTCCCGCAAAAAACGGAAGATTTTCTCTGAAATTTAACAATTAAAGCACTTAAGTAATATTTAAGGGCTTTTTCTAAAACATGTTTTAGGATCTAAAAACCCAACACATTTAGTAGTGCATTATTTTTAGTCGCTGGTGTGTTAGGAGATAAATTATTACCTGGTCTTGGTGTTGCATTCACTACGGGTGGCTTTTCATTAACCACTTCATTCTTAGGAGTTTGCGCAGGCTTAGTCTCTACATTTTTAACATAACCTGAGTTTTTTAATATCTGTCGTTGATGACTAATAGCTGAATTAACCTTTTCTTGGGTTCTTAATGCTAAAATTTTAAGTAGGTCATCATCAGACCAAGTGTAATATTCAGATCTCTTATTCTCAGGCAAAGTAAAGTATCTTTCTCTCCTCATGAATAATTTTCCATCCTGCTCTGTTTGACCAGTTTTTATGAAATTATCCTGCTCTAAATTTACCCAACTTATTAGTTCCTTATGTACGGGATTATTATCATCCAACTCTTTAGTCTTTAGGAAAATATCAGTTAACTCGTCACCGTACTGAAGGAGGTCTTTAGCTGCATTGTCAATTATCTGATACTCTAGTGGGTTTTCTTTAGAAAACTTCTCTATTGCTTCAGTCCCTCCTTTTTCAAATTCCTCTTTATATTCTTCCGGAATTATTATTTTTTGAGCCATTGATCTAAATGCCCCTTTAGCCTGCCTTGCGGCAGGTGCTTTCTCGGCTTGCTCTAATTTCTTTTTAAGTTTTTGCGTTTCGGGCTCAAGCTCTTTCCTGACTTCCTTCTTTGCTTGAGATATCCACATATCTCTTTCAATTTTCTTTGCGTCAGATTTAGTAAAGTCAGGTCTGTTTCTTTGAATAAATGTTGCATAATCCTCATCATCAGAAGGATTGTAATGTGGGTCATCACTTACTCTTTTATCTAAAAAATCTTTTGATTTTTTAAAGAACTCTTTAAATTTAACATCATACCCTTTGTATTTGTCCATATTACTGGACGCGTACTTGGCTAAGTCATAAACCTCTCGCTCTTCGGGAAGTAAGGTTTCTGCGAAATCATCTACATCATCTTCTTCAGGTTCATCCGATAATTGAAGTTGCGGTTTTATATCATCAGGAATATCGGGATCAACTACTTTTCTGAGTTTTTTCTTTTTAGGTTCAGATTTCTTAAGGTCTTCCTTGGCAACCTCTTCCTGCTTTGACTCTTCCTCGATTTGCTCAGGTTCTTCACTTACCTGTTCTAGAGGTTGGTCGATTTCATCGACTGCCTCATTTAAAGTCATAGGCGTAGCTTCAACTACCTTCTCTTCATTTTCGGGCTCAGAGTCTAATCCCTCTTCGATTTCAAATAAAGTTTTGAATAATGGGTTTGACTGTGGAGCTTCCTGCGTGGGTTCAACTTCTGTTTTTTCGACTACCTCTTCGGTAACTTCTTCGCTCATAATTGTGTTTGTTGATCTGGTGATACTATTGCTTGTTGATTAGGTTCAGGTTGAGGTTCGGCTGATACGCCAGGAGACACCTCACCCTCTTGTAAGTCTTCTGCTTTTGCCTCTTTAGAAATAAGTGCCTGTATTGCTTTTAACACATCCGGCCACTGCTCCTTAAGTTTACTTATAAATTGATCGTTGCCTACATTTTGCAACTCTTGCTCTTGATCCATTTCGTCAGTTTCCAATTTCAAATCGTGAGCTCCTGACATACGAAATATTTCGTTAAACATTTCAAATATTCTTTCCCTGCCTAAGGCTTGCGCCATATCGGGTACTTGCAGTAACTGCATTAGTATTTGACCTAAAGTTTGAGCAGATTGAGTATCCCTTGCTCTTTCAGCCCCATCCCTTGCTCCAAATAAATACTCGTATACTAATGTTTGAGGATTACCTATAACATTACGTTTGCTCATTTTTTCGTCACCTGAAGTTTCCACCTCAAATCCAGCATCTCGTATTATATTTTCGGAGTATCTACCTTTAATTGGCACTACAAATTTATCATTTGAGCAAGTAACTAAGTGCTCATAAAGAACCTTCTTCATGGCAGACCTCATGTCATCAATTCCTTCTGATATAAAAGAGTAGATAGCATTTGTAGTGTTACTTATTTCAGCAACTTCCGTCGCACTAATTTCCCTTGGAGCGGGCTGACCCAGCTCTTGTGGAGACAGGATCAGCATACGCTCTACGAGATTAAGCAACTGGAGGATCGCTTGAATAGACTGGTTGACACCAGCGGAAAGTTCTTTCTGTACATCTACTACCTTAATAAAGTCTTGTGAGTTAATACCAAGATCGGCTGCCTTCTGCCCTGAGTAAAATAATGCTTTTGGTTTGGAATAGAAAGTATCTTCGGATAGTGCGTCTTTAATATACTGCTTAACATCGTCATCTAGTGCATCTTGATCTATTGCAAAAATCTTAAACATGCTCATCTTCATATGCTCAAGCATTGAACTAAGTATATTAGTTAACTGATCTTGGTATGGCATAATCTCATGGGCAACTGATATATTCGCCATGCGATCATCATTCTCATTAATTCCTCCATATATAGCAGGAAGTGATGGAAGGTATTCTGCATATACCACCGTTTGGTCGCTTGCCACGGTTAATTTTAACCAAACATCATGTGGGTAATCTCCCAGTTGATCTCTTTTCGGATTAACCTTCATGCACATTTGAGTGACGAACATTCCTTTGTCGTCATCTTCGGCAGCATAAAGTCCTGTCGTTGCTACTCTTTCATTTTGAAATGAGAACTGATCTCCTATTTTAGGGAAGACAACATCATCTCCAAAGTAGTATCCAAAAAAATCAGAGTGTTCGCGGTACAAACTTGATAAACTGTTTGTTACACTTATTTCATCGGTGTTCCAAGTAGATGGGTTATTATGTATGTCTCCATATCTTACTATATCCCAAAAACCTATCCACTCAGGTCCATGATTATTATTTACATCATGTAGTGGCTTAGACGTATCCCTTATTATTCTAGTTGGATGTGGTGTTACAAACCTTACTCCGCTTTTTTCTATATGAGATTCCATTACCTCCTCACCGGTAATATCATCTTTAGACATTTTCCATTGCACATCTTCAGTCCAGGATGCATCAGGAAATGCAACTGAATGACCATACATAAACATCTGTCTTATTATTTGCTCGAACTGATGTCTGTATCCAAACTGATCGACCATCATTTCAACTCTTTGTGATAAAACATCTGCTCTTAATTTATCCGAAAGCTGTGTACTTCTAGGTTCATACTTAAAATAGGGATACAAGTTACTGAACCTATGACTCTGTGCGGCAACCCTGCGAGTTACATAAGATCTAATTAAATTTATAGATACTTCGTATAATCTTAATGCATTTACGCTTTTTAACTCACCCTCATCTCCATACTCGCAAAACTTATCTGCAACCTCGAGGTCTTGCAGTTTATCATGACATTGATCTATTGAGATTTTGCCTTGTGCATACTGTAATAACGGAATGGTAGATTTATTTATGGGTATAGAGTCCCATGCCATATCGACCGACATATATAGTTTTGCATGACTCGCACACGCCCTAATACCTTCTAGTATTCTTGATTGTATAAGATCTTGAAATCTTTCTCTTATCTCCCAATTTTCTCCACCTTCTTTGGCTGTAAATATATCACGTAATCTTTCGGGTGTGCATCCGTATTT